CGATGAGATTTTTCAAATCGTACATTAATTCACCTGCGAGACGCGCATGGAAGACGCTCAAGAGTGTGCAGATCGACGATTATGGTCCGAATCCAAGCTGTTCCGCCGTTGGCGGAACTACAAACTTGAATACGGATTCTACGGCGATCTACTCTTACTATTTTGAGCCAACTGCAGCTGTGCTGTATCCATGGCAAATTGAAGCCCTACGAGACATGGAGTATGCGTACTTAGAGAATTTGATCTCTAAGAACGCAATTTCTATGTTAAAGGATTGGTCTCCTCATAAGAGAAGCTCGACCCTTTTTCGCAATATCGTAGAGCTGCGGGATATACCTCGGTCTGTTGCATCACTGCAAGGAACCTTGATAAACCTGCGGAGTCTGTATACTTCAATGTCTAAAGGTCGTCTTCGTGATATCGTTTTTGATCTCAAGAAGACAGCCAATGACATACCGAACGAGTACTTGTCGTACCACTTCGGTTGGAAACAGACTTACAAGGATGTCATGGAATTGCTCGCGCTTCCCACTACGTTGAGTAAGAAGTACGATTTTCTTATTAAGCGCGCTGGTAAGCCGACAACATTTAGACTCAAGAGAGAATTTCTCTCCGGTCTATCTGATGGCCTCCCCGGATCTTTCGACTATGATAAGGCTCCTTTTCCGACTGAGTATGATTTTCAGACGGAAACGGTACTGACGCGGAAGACAGAATTGAGACTTGTTATCAATTCTACATTCGACTTTCCGCCTCCGAACCTTATTTCCTTCCGATCTCACGATGTTTTGGATCGGATGGGACTCGTTCCTCGTCCAACGGATCTGTATAATTTGACCCCTTGGACTTGGCTAATCGACTGGTTTACGGGTCTCGGGTCGTACGTCGAGTTAATCGACAATATGGCACGAGACACTTCTCTAGTCAATTGGGGCATGATAACCGGAAAAACAACCGGTACTTTTGCCACAAGTCTTAGTTCTAAGACCGATGACGAGAGCGTCATCTCAGGCAATGCCGTTCCATTTTCGAGAGTCTACACGACTCGGAAGATGGTACATACGTCAAAGCTTGAATACGAATGTCAAATTCGTAAAGATGTCGCTAACGCCTTTGATGTGAAAACTATAGCTGGCCTGAATTTATCAGCCTACCAGCTATCAATCCTCGGTGCACTTCTTGCACAAAGGAAAGACAAATTTATCCCGAGGTCCTAAGGGACCTCATGGACTCATTTATATTTCACAAGGAGACGTCTAATGCTTGCCGATCCAGTTACCGTAGCAGCCGCTTCACCTACGCCAGCTCTGACCTTTGGTTTGGTCAAGCAAGATGGGTATGGTTCTGAACGTCGTGATACTGGTGGTAATGGTTATACCATTATCACTAATCACAACAATCAGAAGGACGGTGGTGACAAACACTATCTGCAAATTGTGCAGAAGGTGAGTGCCGCCGATCCTGTAACGGGTCTGATGCGTGTGCAAAGTGCATCCGTATCTATGACAATCGTCCGACCTAAGTTTGGGTTCACCGACGCGATGATGATCGCGTTGGCCAAAGCCCTTACCGACTACCGAGACGATTCAGAGGTAACAACCGCTAGGCTATTGCAGTTTCAGTCTTAGCATTCATGAAGGGAAAACAATCATGGATTCCCGTGGACGCTATTATACTGACCTTGCTGTCGCTTCTGTTCTCCGTATTCTTTTACTACTCAGTCTGCTTGCTGTTTATGCAATTATGACTGGGTGTGCAAGAGACGGAACGCAGAGCACTGTCCCATTCACTATGACTGGTTCAGTTGCGGCGGATTACCGGCCAATTGCGGCCGGCGGAGAGACAAGTCAGACTCGGAATTCGCTACCTATAAAGGGAACGAATGAAAAGTCCGATAGCGCTCTTATCGTGCCTGCTAAATGACTTCAGCAGGCTCAATCCTGGTGTGAAAGGCCTCA